TTGAGAAAGCCATTTCTGCAAAAGCGTTGCCCGTTGCATCTCCAAGTGCTTCACCTTGTGCAGTAGTCATACCGCCTGGCGACAAGTATGTACCAGCAGATGGTGAATCGTTTAGAGTTGAAGGGTTACTTCCAGTCATTGCAGATGATGTTAAATCACCAGCAGCGTCATCATTTGATAAACCAGAATCAGCTTCATCAACTAACGCTTCAGCACCTGTTTGTGATACTGACCTACTTCTCATTGCGAAAATAAGACCAGTAGGACCAGTCATTGGTTGCACACCACAAATGTCGTAGGCAATCAAATTAGGCATTGCTCGTCTAACGAGTGAAATTAGGATTGGTTCCCAATTATCTACACTAGAACCAGTTGAGTTACTTGGCGCAGCTTCTTGTAAAAAGCTTCTATCTTCTCTTAACGCTTTTTCTTGGTTTTCGAGAATTACAGTAGTTACAGCACGTCTATAAGGGTCTTTGATTTCAGGTAAATCTGGATGCTCAAGGACAGGCTGCCACTTTTCTTGTAAATTGTTTGTTTGAAACATTTTTTGCGTCTCCTTTTAAAATTTTACTTTTATGTATATGTCTATACTTCCATCAATATAATTCAATTTATTTGTCTGTTGCACGTTCATGACCTTTACTGATAGCGGACATATACGCAGCCATCTTATCAGATGTATCTACTTCATTAGTAGTTTCATCTAAATTAATAATATCATTTGTGCTATATTCTCCAGTCTTTTGTGGGAAATATGACTCTTTCAATGTTTCGAGTTTTGATTTATAACTCTCATCACCTGTATAGTCAACATCTTCAATAAGACCTTTGAATTTTTCTACCTCTGTATCAACCAAATCGTCTGATACATCTTTTATGATAGAATCTTTTGTTAATTCGCCAATCTCTGCATGAAGTTCTTTGTCTTTCTCAATTTGTTGATTGAGTTGTTCTTCAAGTTCTTCAATTTTTTTAGATTGAGCTTCTAACACATCGTATTTTTCGTCAGGAACATCAATATAATGGTCATCAAACAATTGTTTTAAACCACTAATGAAATCCTCAGAAATCTCACCTTTTAATCCTCTTTCAATTGCGAGTTCATTTTCTTTCATCCATTCTTGAACTACATAGTCAAGATAAGAATCAACTTTGTCTATTAACTCATCTTTTGATTTATAAGATTGTTCAGTAAGTTCCTTAGCATATTCATCTTCTAGTCTTTCAATTTCTGTTCTGACTTTTGATTTTACAGCAGCTTCGAAGATTGTAGAAGCTTTTTCTTTGAATTCATCTGAAATTTCATCTTCTCCAGATACAAGAGCATCAACATCTTCTTTGACTTTGATTTCTTTAATTCTTTTTTCCATTGCTTTCTTTTTTTCTTCTTTTTTTGCTTTTGCAAGTTCTTTTTTATCATCGTCCTCGTCTTCGTCCTCGTCTTCTTCGTCATCTTCGAGTTGTTCGTTAACGATTTGATTGTACATCTTCACTAACTTAGCTTCATCTGCTTTCGATAATTTATCAGATATCGCTTTTATCATATCTTCTGCTTTTAATGTTTCTGGTTTATCTCCAGGCGTAGCATGTTTAAGTGCGTCATCCTTGCTTTTTTTGATTTTTGCACCAGCTTTTGCAGCAGCAGATTGTTTATCAGTAGGAGATGTAACAGCAGGACCTAAATCCTCTACGTCCTTCATTTCAACTTTTGGAGCTTTTTTCTCGGTTATTGCTTCATCTTCGAGTTCGGCTAATACCTCTGTTTCAAGTTCCTCAATTGTTTTATCTATTTCTGACATGTGGAAATCTCCTTTTTCCTATATTTTTTTTTCTAATAATATTTATAAATTAAAGTTTTTTGAGAAACTTTGCAAACTCTAATGCGTAGATGTTTGCGTCTCTTGAACGAATTCCTTTCTCAATTGCCTCTTTATGTTTTGCAATTTCTGCTTCTTTTAATATACCGTTGTCCCAAATCCACTCTTTTCCTTCCATAATACCTTCTACGAAAGCGTTTGGCGCAGATGGGTCAGCAACGATATCAGCAGCTGTTGCTAGGTAAAAATCATCCTTAACGTATGATGCACCATTTTTTTCTTTTAGAGAACCTAATCCACGACTAGATACTCCGAGTTTAGCACCTTCATCCATCAACGACTTGACAATTTTACCCATTGGTGTATCCATGATTTTCGCTTCTCCTATGAAGTTCTTACCATCTGCATACAAATCTGTAATCATATGTGAAACTCTTTCAAGATTTACAGTTGGACCGTCTGGGTGTCCTAATTCACCGAATGCTCTTTTCTGTCTTGTGAAGTTCCTATTGTAATTAGCAACTTCCTTGTTTAGAATATCAAACGGATATACTCTACCATTCCGATTTTTAACATCAGCCTGCATGAATATACCTTTTATTCTATATTCTTTCTCACCTTTCTCATTTTCTTCTGTAATGTATTCTACATCTTCTATGTGTTCTGATATTAACTTTAATGCCATTTGAATATTCCCTCTTATGTGGTATTAGTCCAACCAGATATTTTATGAAATTCTGTAACTAAAGTAAACGTACCAGTCGCATTTGTGACCTTAACATCACCAGTAATTCCTGAGCCTGCATTATTTGATAATGATGGTTGTCCAGCAGTATAACCATAATTACCATTACCAGCTAAAATAACCGCTTGAACATCTGTATCTGCGTCCCATAAAAGTTCAACACCACCAGATGCAGATTCAATAGACCACCATATTTTTGCAATAGACAGTCTTGGATTGCTATCTGCGAGAGTCATTGCAGATGCATCTAAAATACTTACTGCACTATTTGCTGCGTTATCACTTACTGTTTTGATAACTGTTTTAAAACTTGTGTCTATTAATGTTTGATTCGTTACTGCCATATCTTTTTATCCTTACATTACTGCAAATAATTCTTTTTCAAAATAGTCTATAAGTTCGTTTTTTGTTACTTTAAACTTTGTTGCAGTATCTTTTATATTCTTATCAAAACTATTTAGGAAATTTTGTGGTTTATTATGCATTTTTTTCATAATAAAGTCTACAGCATTCTTCATTTTCGGAGAAAGCTTTTTATATCCTTTAGTTTTTTTATGTTCATCTTTCTCAGATATCTGAGAAAAGAAATCTTCGAACCTTTTATTCTTCATCTGATTTATCGTTAACACTATCTTTGGGAACTACCGTTTTAACTATAGTAGATGCGACTTCTTGCCTACGAACTTCAAGTGCATCTGCAACTTTTGTCGTCATGGCGCCTTTAAATCCCGTTTCTGCTTTGACATTGTTTCCTTTTTCGATTGAATCAATTACTTTTTTAACTTCATCACTCATTATAATTATTCTCCTTCTTCTTCTCCTGGTTCTTCTTCAGTTTTTGTCATATCAATCTGAGTAGCACCTGGAGGCATAATTGGATATCTTGTTACACCATCACTATGGTCTGGCATATTAAGTTCGCCTTCACTACTTTCTTGTTTAATTTCATCTTTCGTTCTTGCTATCTCAGTATCACTCATTTGTAAAACATATTTTTGTACATAAGTTTTACTATAAAATGTTCCGATATATGATTGCATTCTATCAAGAGTATCTATTCTATTTTGTAATAGTTCTGCGTCTTTTAATTCTGAGAAATGTCCATCTTTTAAGAAATTGAAATTGATATGTTCTTTCATTTCATGCCAATCTTCATCATTGATTATCCCTTTTAATATTAATTGTGTTCTAAGCATATCAACAAATAGTCCTGTAAATTTCTTTCTTAATCTTTGAACAAACTTTGTAAATTTTAATTCATCTCTTGTTACTTCAGTTGACCTACCAGCACCTACTACTGTTCCTGGAGATTCTTCTGTAAGTCTTGAAACTGGAACATTTAATGAACGATATAATCTTTTTTGAAAATATTTTATATCTTCAATTTCACCAAGATTTTGTCCAGAAGGTAAAGTTTGAACATCTGTTCCTCTACCACCTTCTCTAATCGGTAGCCAGAAATCTTCTAGCATTGACATATGATTTCTATCATCACGAATTTCACCAGTACTTGAATCATATACAAGTTTGTTTCTATAACGATTCATTACATCACGAAGATATTGTTCTGCTTTTACTTTAGGTAAATTTCCTACATCAATTTTAAAAATTCTTCTTTCTGGCGCTCTTGATATTCTGTAAATAACAAGGGAATCCTCAATCATTCTTAATTGATTAACAGGTTTGATTGCTTTATGTAAATGTGAAAGAATTCTGCCAGAATTTTGGTCTATTAATCCAGATGGACAATATGCAATTGAATCACCTGCGATTTGGATACCAGAAGTATTGATACCTTGTTGTAATCCTTTTTCATTATATACATAAAATTCATCTATATTCGTTACTAAATCTATTCCAGTTTTGGGGTCTTTTTTTCTATTTACTTGTCTTATTTTTTTAATTTTGCGTGGGTCGATATATCTTAATTCTTTGATACCTGCTTTCGGATTATTTTTATCTATTATCATATGATAATAACATCTTCCGTCAACATACCATCTTCTAAAAATATCATGTCCTTTCTTCTGAAATTCTAAAAGACTTAAAATAGTATTAAATTCTTCTCGTATTTTTTTTTTGATATTTTCTGGAACAGGAACATTTTCCAGAATAGGTGAAATGGATTGGTCAGTTTCATCAGCGACAATCGCTTCGTTAACAATATCTTCTACTGCCATATCACACTCTGATTGTTGTGCGATATCACGATATCTACGAATTAAATCATCATCTGTTTTTGATTTGCCGTCTAAATCTAATACTGTTGCAAAATGACCAGCGCCTGAGACTTCAACCGCCCCATCATCAGGAGATGGAGTAGTGAAACCTTCACCACTACCTTCTCCATCTTTAACTCTGGTAATCTTGAACCCAAAGAGTTCTGCCATTGTGTATTACCTGCCTTCTAATTTTTCTATACTATTATTTAGTAAGACTAAATTAGAAGTTAACTCCAGATGCTACAAAGTGTTGATATCTCCAAGTAACCTCAAATTCTTCAAGTGCGTTTGCAGTCTCATGACTTAATTCAATTGCACCCAACATTTGTGGCCATATTCCTCTAAAGATATATGTTTTCAATACAGTATCATCCCTATCGAGTTGTTCTACGGTTGCGTCTGTCTGGTAATCAGCGGTATCAGTAACACCTGTATTTAATGCAGTATCATTAATACCATTCATCCATCTTTCTATTGCATTTCTTACCATAAAGTCAGTATCATTGATGACAGTTGTTGTCCATGCATCAAATTCTGCTCTATCACCTGCCATATAAAGTGTTCTACCTCTAAATGGTACAGGTATTTCACCTATATTTTGTGTTGGTAAACTAGCTGATTTAATAAGAAAAGATGTTCTTCTTACATCTAATCCGATTGCAATTCCAGATGGTGGTGTTAATGTTACTCTAAACTGGTTTGGTCTAGCACCGCCGCCGATTAACTGAGCTTTAAATTCGTCTAATGTTGCCATTGTTTTCTCCTATTAACCACCGACCTCGCTAAATGCGACACCAGTCCTTGTTGCTATGAAATTTAGTGTGATGAAGTTGATTGACCTTGCTGGTTTAATGTATATATCGGCAATAAACTCATTTCTGTCAATGACTTCTCCTGTATTATTAGACGCATCACAAACCACACTAAAGTCTGTAATTCCTCGTCTACCTTGTACATCTCTCAAGAAAGGTTCAACCATATTTCTAAATTGTGCTCTTGTAAATTCATCATTGAATTCAAAGAGTTGATATTTAGCAGCAGTTGCAATTGCTTTTTCAAGAACAATAAACAATCTCCTTACGTTGATTCTATCAAATGCACTTGGTTTTGTTAATGCAGTTTTATCTCCAAATAAATGCACACCTTGTCCAGCAAAATTAACTACTGGATTAACTCGTGCTTTATAAAGAGTATCTCTGTGTGCTTGTTTTGGGTCGTATGCAAGTTTTACTGCACCTCTAATCTGCCCTCTGTTAAGTCCAGCAGGCGAGAACCAAGGGTCAGTTACAATATCTGTATTTGCACAAGTCCCAGCGATATCTCCATTTAATGGAACAAATCGATAAACATCATTGTACTTATCGTACATATATTTATATCCACTATCGAATATTGCATAAGATGAAGATGGTAATGTATCAAAAAATGTTTTAACATTATCAGTTTGTGTTAATGCAGTTGCTATATTTACAACATCATTTCTTGCTGGCGAGATGAAACAAATACAATCTTTCCTTTTTTCACAAAGGTCGATTAACATTGTACCATATGTATCACCATCTGTTGCAGAGTCAGGTGTTTTTCCAGCTAAAATTAGATTAACATCTAATGTTTCAGGGTCTTTAAACTTGTCATAAGCAACTGTATGTTCGCCAAGTGTTACTGAATAATCATCAGTACCACTTGAAAGTTCACTTTTAGTTGGTGCATTTACAGCAGTATATGTTGAAGTTGTATCTGTACCCCAGTTTGAACCACTTGAATTATGGTCTGTCCAATAAATCCATTGTGATTGTGCAAAAATTACATCTGGATAGTAATTAGTACCACCTTGTGATGTTTTTGAAGCTGAGTTTTTAGACATAAATGCAAAAGTTTCAATAACTGAATCTGTTCTTTGACCTTTTACGTCAACATCTTTTCCAGTAATATCACCAGTTGTATCATATACAACTAAATGCAGTTCATCATTTGACCCACGAGCATTTGCAGTTGCCCATGCAGATGTGCCTGGAGCTGCAGCAAATAAATCATACCATCTCCAACGCCTACGAATGTAGGAATCATCTGCGAGAGCAGCTTCTAATCCTTTACCATCTGAATGGTCTTTTTGACGAATTGTATATGTGTAACTAGATTTTGAAACTACTTCATACTCAATACCTTCATGACCTGTTACATCACTAAATGCAGTTGCATCGGATGATGCGTCAGCAGATGAGAAAGCTATGAAATCGCCGACATTAATAGAGGCATCAGCAACATCATCTACTGTGATTGTTGTATCTAATATGGCTGCACTAGAATCATTAACTCTAGCATTTGCACCAAGATGTTGTTCAAATGCAGTTGCACTTGGACATATTGAAACGCCGACTGAATTACCCCAAGTACCAGCAGTTCTTGCAGCCCATTCGCCGTTTGAACCCTGTCCACTTGCATAGTTTTCTTGGTAATGGTCATCATTCTTGATTAATACAGCAGTACCACTTGCAACAGCATTTACAATTGCAGATGTTGGTCTTACAACTCTTAATGCATTTCCATATTTAAGAAAGTTGGCAGCAACGAACCAAGGCTCGAAATTACTACCGTTTGGTTTTCCAAAAGTTTGTACAAGTTCTTGTTCAGAAGTAATATCTACTACGTCTTCTACTGGTCCTTTATATGCAGGCAATGAAATAGCTGCAATGGAAGTAGAAACAGCAGGTATGATATTAGTTAAATCAATTTCTTTAACTTGTACACCTGGAGAAACTAAAAATCCCATGTTTGTGTCTCCTTTTATCAAAATTTATGATAATTATCATAAA